TTATTTATGATGATGATGCTTCCCAGCTCTCCACAGATAAAATACCTTACCTGTACCAGCATCAGGATCATTGATGTACGCTTTAGCAAATTTAACATACTGAGCAACATCTTCTCCCCATAGGTGAGAATAATCGCTATGTAGCATATTCAATAAGTAATACCAATCATACTTATTGGCTTTAATACCATTTTGATCCATGACACGGGTTGTTTCTTCTAACGTCCAATGCTCGCCAGCAGTGCCGTCAACATTTTTCATTTCCGAAACGGCTTTTTTAGCAAGATGCTCATCGAAGTGCGGTCCATGAGCTACGCAATGAATTTTCATCATTACAGCTTCATAATCATCTTCATCGTGTGCTTTAAGTTTTTCCAATGCTCCACAGACGATACAATCGATTTCATCTTCTTTCATTTCATCGCCGTCCACGATATCAATATAATCTTCGTACTTATGCATCCTTGCTCACCGCCTTAGTATTTTTTACGGTCTGAACTTCAGTATTATCTTCTGCAGGTTCTGCTGTTGCTACAGGCAGTCCGGTTACAGTACCACAGTTGCAGGCAGCAATATAGCCGCATTCAAGAACAAAGGTTGCACTGTCAGCAGCTACCAGCAAAGAATAATTACGTCTGGTTCTTACCTGATTTGCATATAAATGATGTCCGCATTTACGATTTACATTATACAAAGTAGCACCAGTACCGATTTTAATAACTACTGGCATAAGATTTGTAGCAGTAGAAGGAATATCCTGCGCTATCCTAATACAATATCTAACGCAGTTTTCATAAGTGCCGTCAGGAATGGTCAACACCAAATTACTGCCGCTTACTGCTACAGCCGTGGTCAATATAGTTCTGCAATTACAAGTTGCCATTTATAATTCATCTCCTTAAATTAAAACAGGGAAGCGTGACAGCTCCCCTGTTTCTTAGTCACGCATTCAGCGGATATTAGCAGTTACCACAGCCGTTGCAGCCATAGCCATTCATAGCCGTATAAGGGCTACAAGTGATATAAGCCGGTTGCGGGAACGGGCGTACTGCGTTGATAATGTTGGTAGTTTGAGCAACGTTACCAAGTTGCAGTTGAGCAGCTTGAAGCTGATCGCGCAATTCCTGCATTACGTTAGCAGTAATCAAAGCACGAGTTGCTTCACCTTCTGCATGAATTGCAGTCGTGATCTCACAAGTGTTCTTGTAATTTTCTGCACGAACCGCATCAATGTTACGATTGGTTTCGCAGCAGCATTGCTGAGCGGCAAAACGGCTTTCAGCAATAGCAGATTGTACACCGCTAAAACCTTGACACAAGTCTTTTTGAATGCCAAAGCTCTGGTTTGCTACTTGAGTAAAACCTTGATTTAAAGTATTATTCAGATTGGTATAGAGAAATTCATTAGTCAAAGTATTTACAGCACCATTAGCGCCGCCTCCGAACCCACCGAATCCACCGCCGCCCCAGGCAAGCAGGAAGAATAACATTACTACCCACATCCAGACGCCGCCAAAACCTGCGCCGTCTGCTGCTGCGGTACGGTTATTCAAATCGTATACAGGCATTACGCCAGTACCTTCCATAGTCATATAGAACATCTCCTTTAGATTTATTGTTTAAAATCCTTTGGTGGCCACCGGTCAGATTTTAATACCAAATTGCGATAAAAGCTGTTGAGCCTGTTGAGGATCAATACCACGTTGCTGGGCGAGATTCATAACAGTTTCTTTTAACTGTTCTGGAGACTTACCTTGCGCCATTTCCATTGCGCGCCCAAACAGGGGATTGTTCCCCAGCATTTTCTGCATTGCTTCCATCGGGTTTGGGTTGCTGCGAAGCTGATTGAATATTTGCATCATTGTGAACGGATTCATTTGCATTTATATTCTCCCCTTTCATATTCATATAACGCTCTAATGAGCTTACTTTTTGCTGCAGGGCCTCTACTACTTCTGCATCAGCATAACGTTTAGGTATAGCCTCTTTTTCAAACGAAAGTTTATAAGTTTGGATAACCGGCATACCATTCATATCAATAGCTTTTGCGTAAATACAATTATCGGCCGGACAAGGGAAATATGTCAGGCTTCCATCTAAATCAATTTGGGCAGCCTTTACTTCATCTAAACTTGCAACTGTACGCCCTTTCATCATCAGGGGCATAGGCGGTTGTGGAACAAACTGCTGTTGCTGATATGCCGGTATCTGCGGCATTTGAGCTTGATAATTATTTAAACGTTGCTGAGTTACTCCCATCATTGCTGGATTAACAGGAGCATAAGGATTTACATACATTGTTATCGCCTCCGTTTCTTACTTATATTGTCGCCTAAATCAGCTCTTATAATCCGTAAACATTCCCTCATAATTCCCTAATATGGGCATAAAAAATAAGGCAGCCACAACTATTATGTGACTGCCTTTAATGCTCTCTTAACTGAATTATACGCCTGCTGCAGATCTCTTTCGACCGTTTGCACTGACGTATCTATTTTCATCGCTATTTGATAGTTTTTAAGATCGTGAATAAACTTGAGTTCTATAATTTCTATTTGCCGCGGCGTTAGTTTGGCTTCTGAAATGATTGCTTCAAATTCCTTTCGTGTGGACTGCGAAAGCCAATCTCTTGCCTGCAAACGGCAAGTATCCATATAATCACCTGCTCGCTGCTATAGCTCCTACTAATACCCCTCCTGCAAATCCCCAAAAGGCATTCTGTCTCTGCTTTAATTCACTTCTTGACTTTTCTTGTTTTATTTGAGAGCTCAACGTCTGCAAGGATTTGTTTTGCTCTGCTATTGTTTTTTTGGAGTTCGACAATGATTCCTGCGCAAGCATTAGCTCGCTCCTTATCTTCTGATAAGATAAACGCTGCTCTTCGATTAGCTTCTTCAGCTCGTTCGAGTTCATCTGCTGCAGTTCCAATGTGTTCGATAGCCCTATCAACAGATTTTCCTGTCTGTTTATTATCGTCTGCAATTCGTTGAACTGTTCCCTGGACATCATTATTGTTTCCGGAAGTTCCTCCGCAAAACAATTTAAAGAAAATGATAAGCACAGCAATAAGGGCACAACTAATAATAAGATACTTGCTATACCTGATTTGTTTTTCTTCATTCACTTTCTGCCCTTCTTTCAAATTAAATTCTATTTCATTATCATTAAGATAGTTCTATTTTCAATATAATCAACCTGTGCGCCGTTTTCTATACTCCCACTTATATTTCCTAGTGTTTTGGAGATAAAACAACGCACAGGCTAATTCTGTGGCTGGGTTTTATCTTACAGATTGTAATAAGTAATGCACCCTACCAGAATCGCAAGAGCAATACCAGCCCAAATCAAAATACGCTGTTTTTCCATATTAGTCACCTCCTTCCAAATATTTATTCCTGATCGTCCCAAAGATATACACCGGTAGAATTACCATTGTCACGCATATCCACATGCACAAACTCCTGACCGTAATACTCCCCAACACCGTCAAAAATCTGTTTGCAAATATTCGCCAGTTCCCATACCCCCATACCATCAACATAGATATCCGCTGCAGTTCCCTGTACGTGCTGGCTATTTGATACACCACCTACAGCAGCATTATGCTCTGGACAACGATATGCATTAGTTACATATATAGGTTTACCCACAATAGTACGCAATCTTTCCAACCCATCAAGCAGAACTCCACTAATACCACCATCAGGAAGTTGTCCACAGTGGTGACAGCTCATTTCACTTTCACTAAAATGTTCACTCAGCATTTTTATCTCCTACTTTCTTTTCAAACTTATCAGGGACACCGTCCCCGTCTTTATCTACCAAACTTGCAGCTATGAAAGTGACAAATGCAACCATAGCCGGGCCTATAACCTCTCTTATCAGTGCCAGAAGATCAGACATAACAATCTTATCCAACCACAACCACATATACATCCACGCAGCGTAATAGGTCAGTACCAGTAAAACTACTGCAATAAAATAGCCTACAATGACAGCCATTATTTTTGGCGACATTGAGGCTACTTTGTTTCTAGCACCTACTATTAAGTTTTTTATTTTCTCAAACATAAATATCACTTATCCTTACATGAACAGTTATTACATTTGTTTTCTACCAGCAATAGCCGTTCACCAACTTCATCAATCCTGTTATGTGCAGATTTTGCCCTCTGATCAATCTCCGCAAATTTTATTTTTAAATCTGTTGTACGTTCTTGTTCCCTATTAATAGTCTTAGCTAAAGCGTCAACAGTCTTTTGGAGGTTCTCTATCGCCGTAGACAAAGGATTTATTATCCAAATCTTAAATACAAAACCTACTATGCCAAATAAAAAGCTAAAGATTGTTATTGAGGCCATTGCCATTTCAACCATCTTTGCACCGCCTAATCTAATATAATAGCGTCCAAATCCTCTTTGCTTAACGCTGCCTCTACTTGTGCCTGTTTAATCCATCCTTGCTGCTTACAAGCACCTATATGAGACGATAAATCAGCACACCAGGTATATACCTGAGCAGCGTTAAGATACTGTATTGTTTTTTCAGTTTCTCCTTCTTTATAGCCCCGGACTGGACATCCCAAAGGATATTCGTTTGCAAAACGTTCTGTGCTGACATTCAGTGCAATTCCCTGCATCGTAAGCTGAGTATCTTTATCGCTATCATACCTCACAAGTTTACCGGTGCATTGAGAAATAAAACCGCCAGTAATTTTATCTGCTGTCCATGCATCAACAAGTTTAAGCTTTTGGGCTTTTAATTCTTCTAACGTAAGTTCTGGTTCCGGCTCCGGATCAGGCATTTTTTCCAGTTCCCATGTCTTCCCATTAAATTTTATAATGTGTCCATCTGCGCTTGATGGTGGCTCAATAGTTGTTGCGTGCGGTGGTATAAGCCACACTTCTTTCCCTTGCAGTTCTGTTTCAAGCGGGTCTAAAAACGCTTCTGACATTGCACTATAATATCCGTTCTCGTCATAATAATATAATTTCATCTTTGTTCTCCCCTTAATATTTAATGCAGTAAATTACAGTCATAGCAGGCGGCTGCACGGTAGTACTTGCACCATAAATGGCGCTGCTACGGGACGCGTCAAAACTTAGAAGTTGGCTATTAGACCATGCGCTGCCCTCAGGTCCGCTGCCGTTCTGATTATCGCGTCTAAAAGCACCGTCGTATCTAGTTTGTGACCATTCCATAGCTGTCGAGAAATGACCAGTAATATTCGGCAGTCCTGCCGCTAGGACTGTGCCTGCCGTGTTACTGCCCTCAATAAATCTATTCATCAAATTCGGTAGATTAAAAGTAGTACTACCATCGCCGGCACCGTAAATTGTACCGATTTTGCTAAATAAATCAGCATAAGTAGTACGGCTAACCGCTGCACCATTGCAGTGCATATATCCTTCCGGCACCCCTGTATATGCCACGGCGATTATTGTTCCCACTGGGTTGGAGCCTACAATTATATCTTTCGTTCCGTCGAAAGCCACGCCGTTTATTGTGCGAGCGGTTTCTAACTTCGTAGCGGTATTTGCATTACCTAGCCACTTCGCAACGCCGACATTTGTTATTCGCGCAAATTCAAAGGCATTATGTGAAAGGATTGCTGTTTTACTGTCGTTAGTAGTTATTGATGTAGACGCAGTATTATTGCCAATTCTGAAATAGTGTCCAGCTTTTTCTGTCGCAATATAGTTTAACGCCCCTGTTGTGCTAGATATAATATTCGCTTGTACTGTTGCTGATTGGGGTTTGTTGCCTAAAATAATTTGTCCTTGACTGCCTGCTGTTGCGCCACTTGATACAGCAATGTTTGCTCTGAAAGTATTTAAAGCTGTAAAAACATTAGTACCTTGCTCTATAGCCTCTTTCGTCTTTAACGGTGTCATTGCTTTGTTATCAACTACACCAGCAATAGCTTCCTCTGTTGTCGCTATACCAGTAATACCAGCTAAACCTTCTAAGCTATCAGCAATATCCTGCGCTCTGTCTGCCTGCTCTGTAGCTGTAGTTGCTGAAGATGCTGCCGATTCAGCACTGCTTTCTGCACTTGTCTTACTCGCAGAAGCTGAATTTGCTGATGCTGCAGCTAACGTTTTAGATTCTAATGCAGATTCAGCACTACTAGAAGCCGCACTAGCGGAATCTGAAGCACTTTTTTTACTATTTTCTGCAGCAGTTTCAGCAGCCTTAGCATTTTCTTCACTTTTTGCAGATTTGGTTTCACTAGCTTTCGCATTATTCTCACTTGTTAATGCTGCATTTTTACTTGCTAATGCTGCATCAGCACTGCTAGAAGCTGATTCTGCCGAAGCCTGGGCTGTTTCCGCACTGGCAGCAGCAGACGACTGTGATGCAGCCGCAGCATTTTTACTTGCTAATGCTGATTCAGCAGAAGAAACAGCTACACTTTTTGCGTTTTCTGCGCCAGCCACTTTTTCATCAAGTAACGTTTGAACGCTATTAACAGCATCTTCTGCCGCAGTAGCCGCAGCTCCAACAGCGGTATTTTTAGCAGCAACAGCTTCGTCCTTTATTTTCGTAGTCTCATTTACTGCAGCATCTTTTATAGCGGTCAGCTCTTCGATTGCAGTATTTTTAATATTTGTTGTTTCGTTAACGGCGCTCTCTTTGACCTGTTTCGTTTGCTCTAATACATCTTTAGCTAAAGGTAACACCCTCGCCGGGTCCTCCGTCAGCACAAGCCCATCACCAGCATCATTGATTCTAAAGCTCATTCCAGCCTTTACAGGAAAAGTATTATTAAAATTACTTATATCAATACCAGCAGATAATGTCCTATTCAATTTTTCATTTAATTGCTGACATATAAAAGTTAGATCGTCAAAAGACAATTCAATATTCTCTGCAAAAAACGGACCTTGATTAACCAGGTTCATTAGCTGATACAATGGCAGCTCACGATAAATAGTTATTTTATGCCCTTCAGGCAGCGGATCGCCATTAGCTGGATAAGTAACTGTTTTAGCTCCAAGATCGACAGAAAAATTCTCCGTTTCTACGGCAACGCTATCATCACCTGTAATATATACTTTTATATATTCAGGATGATCCGTCATCTGAAATGTTATTGGGAATTTCGTTGTCGCTCCATTACCAACATAAATATCTTTAACTGTCGTATTCTGTACAGTCATATGCTCGCCCCCTATATTTTTGCTGAGGCCGGAGCATCTTTAACCACAGTAGCATTTAACATACTGGCTATGGTTGATGCTATCTTTAACTTCTCGTCCAAAGATGCAGCCTTCTTCTGCTCCTCCAACAGTAAATTTATTTGGTCTTGTATGATAGCCTCTTTATCCATAATTTCACTCCTGTTCTATGTACCGGTGTTCATCAAACCAACGAACTTTTACGCCGGTTGCCTGCAAATCCAAGATATGTTTTCAACGGCTTTAATTACATCAGAATGACGTTTCCCAAAATGCTCCGCCACATACCGATTAGAAATAACTACCTGCCTATCAATGATTTGTATTAAATTTTCCATAACTCGTCTCTCCTTCCAAATAAAAAAGCGCCTACCGAAGTAAGCGCTTTCTATTAAGTTCTAACTAACTTTATGATACTATTTTAACTCATTTTTATAGTGGTTTTGTCGGATACATTTTTTATTTTTTACATCGCCTCTGCTCTCATATCCAATAACCTTACATTACTATTTTAACTCTTGTTAAAGGGCATTTTGTCGGAAACTTTTTAAAATTTATTTCCTAACATCAGACCAAGCTTATACCCCTGATCATAACAACGCCGGCTGGACTTATCCATAAACCGAACTACCTTCGACGACGATTCACGTTCTTTCTTTATCTCATATGCTATGGCTGCTACTTCTTCAAGCTGCGCCGGAGACAATTTGTTCAACAGCTCCCTAAATGATTCCCGCACTTTATTCATTATTTACACCGCCTTTGATTTGTTCTTTTACTTCTTTTCTATCAGCGGTGGAGATCTCGCTTTTTGTCTCTGTCATTTTATCACTATCTTCATTTATATATTTTCTTGCAAATTCTTCTTGAGATGTGCTTCTTACAACTTCGACAAATTTCTCCAATGCCCTTTTTTCTTCGTCAGGACACGACGACCTGTTTCCGTTCATGATATATCCTCCTTGATATACCAGCCGAAAACTGCTATACTATTGTCATCAGCTTCGGCTGGTGCTTGAAACACTCGCGTATCTTTCCACGGAGAGCGGGTGTTTCTTATTTTATATTACGCTCCTACTTTTTTATTATCAATAATACTTTGTATTACTGGAATTACCTTCCTATAGTATCTAAATGTTTCTACCTGTTTTTGACAATGACGTGATTTGTCATAAAAATATTTACCATATTCATCAGTTTTTAAATTATGCTGGTTCGCAATCCTGCCAACCATATTACCGCTGATGCCAAGTTCTTTGCCGACCTCATCAGCAGATAAAGTATTTTCGTTTATAGATTGCATCGGTAGTAATGGCACGCCGCTCAAAACCTCTGCTGCTTTCTGCTGGCAGATATGCTTATATTCTAGCAGATCAGTCATTTGAGCAACTTTAAGGAATGTCGATGCAACTCTTGCACGACTGTTATTTAATCGAGCTTCTACTTCTTTGGCCTTCATATCCTGATTTACAGAATACGATCCAGTTTTGCGAATAGAAGGAATTACCTCAGCAACTACCCATTCCTGAAAAGCTTCAGCAGCTGGCAATTTTGAACGAAGGACTAATGAGTATAATCCAGCTTCGTCGATAATTATTATTTGCTGTCTGCCTCCGGGGGTGTCCATTTCAGACACCCCTTTATGAGTATCCTTTACATGTTCCCTAATTGCTTTAGCTGGTTGGCTATACCCCAGCGCCTCTGCAACATCTTTACCTACAAACCAAGGCTCATTATTTCTTTCAATTACTCTAACTTTACCAAAAGCTTTGTTTTCAAAAATCTTCAGTTCATTTTTCATAAAAATATGCCTCCCATTTTATCTAGTCATCATATTTCCCAAACGGAAGCCAATTTCATAATTATCATATGAAGTTAATTTTACATCGCTAATTGCACGAATATTACTGAATATCTGTAACCCCAGCTCATTAAGAGTATTCGCAAAACAACGAGATTTTTCAGAAGTATTACAACGGTTATATAAATTTAATACTTCATGCAAAGCAATCAGCTTGCCTTCTAAATCCTTTATCTTCTTCTGCAGCTCTATATTCATAGGCGCATTAACAAGCATGGGTCTTTGTGGCTCACACGACGATTTCACCGGGAACAATTCAGCAGGTGTAAATTTTCGATTTCTAGCTTCGTATATCTTTCTAACTCCACTTTCAGTAAGTACTATTAAGGCAGCGATCGTAGACTTGATTTTATTCTCTCTGCGGTACTCGAATAAGTCATGTCCACGCAAAAAGTAAAAATCTACATTCTCTGTCATAAACCACGGTCTACGAATATAATTTTGAATCGACGACGCATCAACATTTAAAATCATAGCTACGTCTAACTTAGTTAACACCGGTACGCCTTTCCAGTATTTTACCGTAGGCTTATAAGGTTTCTCAATAAGTGTTTGCTGCTTAACGTCATACTTTCCAGTCTTTCGTATAGCCGGGATAACATCATGCGTTACCCATCGTTTAAACGCTTTAGCTTGGGGTTTACGGCTACTCAAAACTAAATTGTATAATCCAAACTCATTGACAGCGAGTAAGTTTTGATTCCCGCCAAGGGTATAACTTGAAATTATACCCTTTTCATCATCATCCAACCGCTGTACAGATTTGCTAACATTCTGCAAATTTAAAGCCTTACATATGTCCGTAGCAACAAATAAAATCTCGTTTTCTTGTTGAACGATTCTTATTTTCCCAAACACATCATTTTCAAAAATTTGTAAATTCATTATCATAACATTCCTTTCAAAGTCCCAAAAGAAATGATATAATGTATTTATCATCCTTTTGGGTGGTGTTATAAGGTATTGCCTCTTGTTTTAGCGGACAGGGCGATACCTTATTCTTTTTGTAGCAGAAGCTTAATCCCTCTTCTAACTGTTTCAGCTTTAGTTATATTATTTTTTTTTGAATATTTTTCTAAAGCATCGTTAGTGTTTTTATCGACCCTCACTTTCAGATCAATGTCTTTAGGATTATCTGCTTTTGGTCTGCCAATTCTTGGACTCATTATTTCACCTCCTTTTTTGAGTTCCATAATATCATTGTATTTTAGTGAACTCAAAAAGTCAAGTGTTATTTTCAATAATTTATAAATGTGATATAATTGTGACAAGAAAGGAGCATTATTTATGAAAAAAATTACACTTGTTATTTTTGCTTTTATCTTTTTATCTATTTTCAATTTATCTGCCAAAGTTATTGCTGCTGGTAGCACCAATGTAGATGACTTATTCTTGATCAATTGCGGGCCGTTACAAGCAGAAAAATATACCACTATTAACGATGCTTCACGCATTTTAGGCGAAATCCTGACAGAAAATTATATTTATAGTGACGGTGTTGCCAGAAGTAGTGAAGCAACTATATTATTTGAAAATGGTATTATAACTTTAAATTATAATGATAAGCCAACTATAAACAAAGATGACTATGGTAAAATATATAAAATTATTTGTACTAAGCCCAACGTATCAACTATAAGAGGAATATCAATTGGCTCTTCAGAAAATTTAATTGTTTCTAAATACGGAACTCCGGGAACCATTATTAAAAACACTAAAGCAGAATATAACGGAATTGTATCCTATTGGTATGCCTATCATAATAAATATAATCCGATTTGGGCATTATTTTTTGGGATAAATTCAAAAGGTCAAACTTCTGCTATAGGTTTTACCGGCAGCGTAAAAGGAATATAGCCAATAACTTAATTGTGCGAAATAATAAAAGAAGGGTTATTATGAAAAAAACAATTTTATTATTTTTAATTCTTGTATTTTCTTTAATCACAAATTTATGTGCTGCCAACAACTTAGATCCAGCTCGCTGGAGCTGGGTAGATTCAGATAACCAATTTGGTTATTTTATAGATAGAGGAACAATCACATTTGACGATACAAAAGCAACCGCCTGGGTCGCAAGAGTAGAACCTTCTGAAAATAAACAGATTTTAATACAAACTACTTTTTTTACAAAAGATTTTTCCTTAGTAAATTTGTACATTATTGCCTATAAAAATGGTCAAATAGAAGATTCTTATAAACCACTTTATAAAATAAAACCTATTATTCCAGGATCTATAGGTGAAGAATTATTTTTTCACCTATTAAATTTAATTGGTGACGGCAACGGAAAATATATAGGCATATAAAACAAATCAAATATTAAAGGAGAAGAATTAATGTTTAAAAGGATTCTAATAATTTCAATAATTTCTATTTTATGGTGTTCAAGTATAGCGTTTGCATATGTTTTTGGTGGATCTAATTTAAGTTTGTCAATGTATCCAGAATTCAATTCATATTTACCTTACAATCCGAGCAAATATGAAGTTGAACTTTATGTCGAAGAAGCAAAGAAATATGTAGAAAACTGTAACAATGATATCCAGCGTATTCAAGAAGCACAAGCTGCGGCTATCCGTGAAGCAAATGACGCAATTTATAGATACAACAATGGATTCTGAGAAAATATAAACCCCCTCAAATTTGAGGGGGTATTTTTATTTTACCGTTCCTTTTTCGGCCTACGTCTAAAGATGTCGCCAACTTCCGGCTCCATATCATTGAACAAGATATCATATCCGTTAAAGAATAATTTGTTTAATTGTGCAGGCACGCCTAATGCTGTTCCAACAAATGTAGCAGTAGGCTCAACCAATTCGTCATAATCTGCTTTGTCCTGGTAAACCTTTTGCACCTTACCGGCGGCACGTTCCATTTGCTCTATCGTGCCTTGTACCGCAGTCATTCTATACCCGTAAGTCTGCATTCCTAAAGCCCTGCTCCAGATAGCATTACCAACCTGCCCAACCGGTCCAGCTAAACTCATAGGGTAAGTAAGCAGTTCTTTTGATATCTTTTGATATTCATCCTTATCTTCTTCAAATGGATCTTCGGCCGACAACATCAAGTTTATAAAAGCAAACATTACAAACTTAGCTCCTACAAACGAAGTAAGACGCATTATGTCTTTTTCTTTTAAGAAGATATTATACTCTCTGGCCCACTGATTATATTGTGTATTGAAGAAGCCTTGGAAGGTAGTAAACAGTTTAAGCATAGGTCCGCCACGCAAAAGCGGTGCAACCTCCGTAACTCTGCTGCTGCCAAGTGTACGTCTAATAACCGTATTGGCAAAGTCCACAGCTTCTGCTTCGCCTGCACCAGCCCTGATTTTCTTGCCATACGCCTGCATCCATACTGGAATAGCAGAAAGATTATCAGTAGCAACCAGCAATCTTGTGCCAAATTCAACAGCTTTCTTTTCTATAGGATTCAGGCTTTCCATTTCTTTCATATCCCGCAGGGAAATATCAGGAAGCACAGACCTTTCTTTCATCCAAGGGGATTTACTGTAAACAAATTCCTTAGCCGATTTATAGCCCTCTGCAAGCTGTATATTCATACTGTAATTGCTCACAGCGGCAACGACATCACTATATCCAAAACCATCTACAGCATTACCATAAAGCAAGGGATTACCCAAGTTCTGAACGGCAGTTTTAAGATTAAGCATAATAGCAGCATTTACAGTACGAGCCCTAAGCCAGTTAGCAACACTGCCCATCCAGCTTTCACCAACAGAACCGCTGTTAGTACCTTGAGGATTTGCCGCACGTTCAAGATATTCTTTAAAGGCGGAGAAATCGGCCAGGCCTAATTTTTCTTTAATCAGAGTATACATTTCCTGATCGTTCATAATTTTGCGGAAATCGCCCATAACCTCACGGAAACACAGATCATGTATCGCATCCATAGCAACATTAAACTCTGCTCCACGTTTTAGATTAACAGGATATTTAGCCTTAACACGTTCTTTTAAATGGCCTCGTCTGGTGCTCATTGTTCTAATATTGCGGCCTTGTCTGGGGTCAGTATCAGAAATAACTTCTTGCCCAGCGTGTTTAGAACCAGTATCACCGTCACGCATCAGCGGGAAATAACCGCCACGCATAACAACAGTCTTGCCGTCTGATAACGTCAGCTCTACAGGCAACGCTTCTACTTTCTTAGGACTAAAACCTGTCCAACGAGTTTCAAGAGCTTCCATTTCAGACCAGTACATCTCTGCAATGTCTATCTTATCCTGTGCATATTTTATATCCGCTTCAGTAAGATTACGCCCTAAGAAGTCAATCAAATTGATTTTAGTCTGTACGATATCGCCATCTACCCACAAAGCAGAATTTTCAAAACCTACCGGTCTAGTGCTGCACAATACTCTGGCACTGCTCTCGTTGCCTAAATTCATAAGCATTTTTAATAAAACGTGCTTATCTACAGAAGTACCTAGCTCGTCATATTTTTCCTGATAATCGGCCGCCTTTTCTGCAGCTTTATCCGGCAGCCATTCCCTGTAAGCCTGCGCTGTTTTTTCCTCATATTCTAAAATTTTTCTTGTTTCATTATCGGCTGCTTCTCGGATAGCTGCGCCAAAATGTTTGCTGAAAAATCCATACTGCCAGTCGTCCATCATTTCAAAAAGATTGTCCGTACTGCGTAAAGATGCTTTTAGCTTCTCCATTACTGTAGGCTGCTGTGCAACGCCAACCTGCGGTTTCCAGATAGTTTTCAGCTTATTAAGTGTTTCCTGTGCTTCAGCTTTAAATTCAGCATAGGTAGCACCTTTCTGTAAAGCATTGATACTCATTTCCTGTTTAGCGATCGCTTTGATATTTTTAAGCGCATTTACTATATCTTCAAGCTGGCTTGCCGTCATACGTTCACGAGGATTTGTAATGCTAACATCCTCATCCATTATCCAATCAGCAACTGCAACATTGTCATAAAGATCATCCATATCATTCAGATAGTCTGATAAAGTTTCTGTCTTTTCAAAATCAGAATAATCTTTACGCTTATAACCGAACCTTTCCATAATTGCTGCTGCTTGAATAAAGTTTCTTTCATTACCCCACGTTTCCCTTTTAGCTTTAGCCTGCTTCCTGAAATAATTCTGCCACTTAGCATACTGATTACGCAGTCTTACGCTTTCAACTACACAAGCATGATTAAACGCCTGGACGTTTTTATATCGGACCGCCGCAGAATAATCATCATTTTCCAATGCCACAGCAGCTTTAGCCGCAGCGTTTCTTTCGGCAGTAATATACTTTTGGGTATTCAAAGCATCCTTTAATTTCACTCTGTTCTGCAGGTCCATCTGTGCCTGGATTTTAGCTGTTTGCCTGCGTGCAACAGCAAGTTTTCTAAGAGTTTCAGCATCACGCTGACCCTTTAACAAGCCTTGTGCTTTATCCTCAATAAGCTGTGCTTCTGTATTTATCAAAAGACCGCTCTCGTCATTATACATAGCATCACGTGCAGCTTCTTCAGCAAGCCCTCTCTCTTTGTAAATATCAGGGAAGGCGTCTTGCACCATTTCATCAATATGTCTGTTAACCGCACCATTAAAAGATGGTTCTGACATAATCGTTTTAGCCAGCTCGTCACCGGAAGTAAAACCATTAGCTTCAGCTATCATATCAAAAGTTGCCATTTTACTTTCATCAAAATTACCTTCTAAATATCTGTTAGCTATGCCCTTAGCCGTTTTTAAATCAGATACAATATCAAGTATCTGCTCCGAAGCCATATATAACGGCTGTTTTGCAATCGCTTCTTTAACCTGCGGCTCTACATCTTCACGATATTTTTGAATTCGGTCTTTACGCTCCTGATTGAAATTAACAAGGCTTTCTTTTGTTAATAACTGTACTGCCTTATCGTGAGCTTTAGCAGCAAAATTACGCAGCATTTGCTTACGTGGTTCTGAAAGTGCATCTAATACAACATCTGGCAAAGCAGAAAAATAACCGTCAATACGCTCCATTTCTGATATTTGCTCTTCACTGGCCAGCATCCTGCCAAAAACCTGCCTTACTTCATCGTTGATTGGAACAGCATTTTTACTGCGCTTATCCGAAAAAACGGCGTTATAAACAGCAAGCAGCCATTTTTTGAACCTGTTAAATACCGGCTGCAGCTCTTTTGAAGGTGCCTTGCCTTCAAGCATATAAGTTTCTGCGGCCTCTGCCCAGCGTTCATGTGCTGCTGTTTTTTCTTCCTGCGACAAGCTATCCCAGTCTTTAGTTACACCTGCATAATCAAGCATAGTCTGACGGTCTTTTTTCATCTGCTCTGTAGCATTAGGGAGAGCCCCTTCACGCATGAGATTCTCAATAAAGTAATGTCCGACAGCTTCATGAATAACAGTGCTCATATCAGCACCTTCAAACAGGCTGATAATTGCTTTGCCTTCTTCGTCCCAGGTGATAGCGCCTTTAGTTTTCCCTTCGGCCTGGTAGTATCCCTGCATTTCTTCTCGTCTCTTGCGGAGTGCATTTTCATCTGGTATACTATTATTAAGAAAACCGTCAAGGTCGGTGCCTTTGATAGCGGAATCGCTGCTATCAGACTGTAACCACTTGGCGGTTTTTTCTTTGTTTACATATGCAACTCTGCCTTTTTTGATATTATGCTCAATAAACCAATTATAATTTGTGCCATTAGCACCGCCTTTACCATAAGCGCTGTTAATGGCATTTACTTTATAACGGTCACGGCTTACATCAAGATCAAGTGGAACAATGATAGTAGAGCCTTGCGCATCTTTCAAATCCAGCACTACCACCTTCCGCCCTGAATAAGAATCTAATACCATTATAGGATCAGCAAATGCCCGTGGTAATTGTTTCAAAAGGTCCGGTGTCATACCATCAAAGTGTTTTTCAAAAATATGGTTGATCCTGCCACCGTCAATAGTTACAGGCAAAATTTTACCGCCTGCAAGGTTTATCGCAAGCGGCGTAGTCATTACCTTATATGGTTTCGTTTCGTTCAACGTACCGGCTTTATATTCATCTACGATACCAGAAAAGTTATTTTCATCCTCAAGCAATTTTTCGTTAGCACTTTTAGTTTGCATATACCGGCCATTAGGAGTGCTGACAACTCGTTTGAAGCTTAAAGGGTTATCTCTGAAATACTGCATAGGGTCATCAGGATTAGCAATCATAGCACGGCTGGTTAAAATAGCCAGGACGTCACCTGTTTCCTTTTGATTTAGTCCCGCTTCGGTCAATTCATTTCTAAAAGTATCAACTGCAGTTCTAAATTCCTCGTCGTTCTCCAACGCTTTTTTATAAGCGCTTTGGAGAGCTTTTTTATTTCTGGCACGTTCTTCTGTATAACCGCCCTGTTCAAAAGCTACGTTATTGCTTACAGCATGGAAAAAGCCAGGATTTTGAGCCTCTGCCGCACAATACATACCCATTGGCATTTCAATATCCTCACCACGAACAGCAGCCGCCTGCAGTTCAGAAACCTCTATACCAAAGGTATCTTTTACATCCAGGTTAGGATTTGCCTGCGCATATGTAAAAAGGGTTTCAGCATCTACATAAGCCTTTTCTTCTGTCGTTTGGTTCAGTACTAGTTTGCTGGCGGTAATATCTACGTCCTTACTGTTTTTCATCGTTTCCGCAGTACGTACAGCCTGCTCCTGCATAACTCTATTTGCATTACGGTCTACGGCAATGCTTACCGAACCTCCAAGACCACCAAACACCGCACCAATAGCACCGGAATAAGCGCCTCTTTTAGTGATTTCTCCAAATTCCTGATAAAATTTAAGTATTTGCTCTTGAGTGGAAAGATTCGCATTTTTAGCCCATATTTCAGCAGCAGCATCCGGGTATTCCTGAATCCATTCAGTAATGCCTTCTGTCAATGCAGTTTTAAAAACTTCTTTGGCCTTACCGCCCATAGTTGCGATTTTAGCGGCTCTTGCTCCTGCTCCCATGACTTTGCCCAAGCCCACTTTTTCAAGAGCAGACTGTGCAACAGCGTTTAAAGACGCCGCAGCTCTGGCTCTGTCATTAGATACCCCAGCTTCAGTAAGATCTAAATATTGGCCGCCTGCAATCTGACTGCCCATAAAAGCAGCAGCACTCCAGCCGCCAGTACTTATTGCAACGCCGACCTGTGCCGCTAATTGTGGTGCATTCTGCAGTAAGTCATAATAAAACTGGCCTGCCGCAGTTTCAGCCTTTACTTCTTCTGGCTTAAATATTTCACTGCCACCAATACGTTTGGCTTCTGTACCAATAGTTTTTAGCTTATCTCCACCGACAGCATACAAAAGCCGTCCTATCGTATCTGCGCTAAAAACCTTGGATTCCGTTGTCAAGTCAACATCTTTTTTATCTGCACCCAAATCAGCAAGCAGTGCAACTGCACCATAACCGCTGCGAGCAACATTCTTAAAACCATTTTTTAGCGCTGTAATACTTTTCCAGTTATTTTCTTGCTCTCCCCAAAATTCTGCAGCTTTAGTACCGGCAATGCTCATAAGCACAGGGTCTTTTAACGCCTCTGCTGTTCTCGGTGCGATCTTCTCATATTTATTCCAGTCATAATCAAAGTTTTTAGGTAAATAATAATCAGGATTACGAGCTGCCATTTGAAGCGATATATTATTTGCATTAGCACCTTGTAATGCCTTATTCTTTAAATCGTCTGGTATAAACTTTCCTGCCGCTGCTACATCGTACAATACAGACCTTGCCATATTACCACTCCTCGTTAATTTCTCCTCTTAATGCCGCTAAGTGACGTTGTTTGATAGATTCAATAGCATCACTGAAATTCATTGCCGCCAAACCAGTACGCTCACTGGCTCCCCAATCACTGAACCAGGGAGCACTTTCATTTTGCTGTACTGCGGTTTCATTCTGCTGCGGCATCTCCAGTAAATGCGGAGCTGCATCTACACCATCACGAACTGCCATAGCCGCAATTTGCTTATTGAGTTCTTGAATATCCATCGGACTATTATAAACCGTAGCATATTGAAGCGCTGAAATCTGATATTTATCATTCGGGTTTATGGATTCAAAGATTGTTTTTGCCTGTCCCAAATCAATATTATTGCCGTTCTGTATCTGATAAGCATCTATATAAGGATAAAGCTTAGGAGATAGACTGCTCTTTAACGAACCCCATTCACGCTGTTTGCTATTATAATTTTTAAAAATAGCTTTATTCTGCAAAATTCCCGGTTTATCCTTTGTCCCATACAATACACCATATCCAGCGTCGTATCTTTTCTGAGGATCAGTTTTATCTTCTATTGCATTATCCAAGTAAATTTGAGCTTCTCCTCTTTCCACTGGATCAGAAAGTGCTTCATTGATCATAGTAGCTAACTGTTTATCAACATCCTTATTTCTTGGATCTTGATTTCTAGCAAAAGCCAATAACCTGCTTCTATCTGCTTCACCCAAGACTGTTGCATTTTGGTTGATTAACGATACTGCTTCGGCTGGTGTTACAGTGCTATTCGTAATTGCATCCTTGATTGATTTATAAATGCCACTATTAGATACCGCAGCGGCAGCTTTTGTCTGAATGCCTATTAAATCATCACCGAATTTTAATAGCGTCCGTTCTACATCTGCATCTCCACCAGAAGCACTAAAAACCATATTTCTCATATCCTGCGAATCAATAATACCTGTTTTAAAATTGTCCCATAATCTTTGTTCTATATTTTTTATGATCATATTTTGCTGATTAGCTTTAATGGATTTATTAATATTTACCTGTTGCACATAATTGTTCCAGGCCTTCTGCTTATCTTCTAATGTAGGAGCAGCACTTATAGGATGAGCAAACCCTAAAACTTTATAATGATCTAAATCAAGTTTCGCTGTTCCGTGCGAACCAGCTTGAATAACTTTCCCTGTAGATTTTTCATAAATACCAACATGATCACTGTCATCATTACCTTCCCAGTCCCAATAAACAATGTCACCATTTCGAAGCTGATTCCGTTGGGTAAAAAACACTCCATTTTTCTTTGCATCTTCCATATTGGTTGGCGCCCACGTATTGCCTTCTTTAGCCCCGCCTGCTTTCAACCAGCGATTAACGCCTACAGTACACTGATTTTCACCAAAATTCTTACCTATATCACCATTGGCTGCTTTTAAAATTGCATTTGTATCTATTTCATTAGAAAAATTATCGCCAAAGATATAATCACGTGCAGCGCCTTCATCCTCACCAAAAGTAGCATAAAGGTTCTGTCCCATGTTAAACAGCCGTTCTTCTTGTTTGCGAGCATAAACATTTTTAGCATAGGCACTCGTTACGCCCGGATCCATATAAGGGCCATATTTTTCAACATAAGCTTCAGCAGTATTTATATCGCCATTAGCATAACTTCTGTCTATCAAAGCCTGACCTAATACTCCAGTCCATTTTCTATACTCTAAATCAAGTCTTTCTCTTCCATATGTTCCATATCTGGAATTTATGGCGTAATCAATTTCTTTTTGTACATCGGCTATAACTGCAGGGTCATTAGGAGATAAAACAGCCTTTTGAACAGAACTATTTATAGAATTAGCAAAAGTAGTATTCTGCCAGGCTTCAAACTGCTGCGCTCTGTATTGCCCCAAAACCCTGCGATTAGCATTATCAGTTTGCTGGGTGCTGTAATCAAATAACATAGCACCTTTGCCGTACTTTACGCTTTGAGGACTTTGAGCCATAAGCTCGCTGCGTATCTTTCTTTCACCAGCTTCATACTCACCGACAATGTCAAGAGCGCCTTTTTCTTTTTTCTGCATCAACTGCATTCTTAGATCGTTAGTACGTTTTACATACTCATTATTAGCCTGCAGAACGTCGGTTCTTATGATCTGCTCTCTTACATGCTCAACACCGGCCTGAATAATTCTACCGGTCTGGGATGATTCTCTTGCAACAGCCTGCTGACCGCTGTTATCATAGCGGACATTAGATACTTTACTTGCCGGCGCTCCTAACTGCGCACCTACTTGGAAAATGTCGATTGCCATATTCTAGCCTCCTTTTGGGTATAGAAAAAGCGCTTTAACAAATTGTTAAGCGCTTAAAGGTGTGTTATAATGTTGTCCGAGATAGTTTAACTATGTTGGCTTATCAGTCCGTAACTGATTGGTGGTGATCCTATGAGCATATATCAAGCATTATCCCTAATGATAGCGTTTGGTATTCTCGTGGCTACCATTATTCTTGCCGTAAAATAGCAAGAAAATAAGCCCAACGTAAGGTCGCGGGCTCGTTTTCAATCACATTCTTGTTACGAGATGAGCTAACGCTACCACACGTTAAACTATCTCTTTTCACATTTTACAATTATGAGGGAGAGCCAGCGTGCGACCACTGACTATCTCTTTTCGTTTATTATATAATACATTTCGTACTAATGCAACACTCTCTTACCACTCTCTTGGTACTCTTTTCTTAAATCCAGTTATAACCTGTGCTTGTACCATAAGTAGTTTTCCACTTACTAGAATCATAACCGCCTAAAGATATATTACCACTATTACCCCATCCATACCCGTCACTTCCTTTTCCATACGAGGAAGCACCTTGCTTTCCTGCGCTCTTAGGACTGTATAAACTACCTGCAAGAGATAACCCACTCATAAGCATATTATTCATAAGTGCACGCTTACCGGCTTTACGGTAATTGCGTGCATTTTGATTATAGATATCACGTTGATTAACAAGGTCAGTAGACTGCTGAAAAATATTCTCAACGCCTTGCCTTGAATTATAGCGTTCAATAGCAAGCTCTGTTTCCATATTATACGCACTGTCAGCTAAAGCGTTTGCCGCACTGCCTGAAGCTGTTATACCGGAAGCGCCTATATTAGCCCTCTGCTGGCTTAACATAGCGTTCATACGCCGGCGTTTGTTTTCTTCGTTGATAGTATTTGACTTAGACTGTTCTTCAGCCTGTGCCTGTAGTTTATCTGCGTTCTGATTCGCTATCTGAGCATTTACCTCTGCCTGTTGAGCGGCAGCGTTATATTGCTGCTGCTGCGCTCTGCCCGAAATAAAGCCACCCAAAAGAGTGGCGCCTATTGCTGCCGCTACGCCCATTATTCATCATCCTTTCTAAACTCAAAAAAGGGAGGCGGCAGATTATAAACTCCATGCGGCGCTGGTTCATGTATTTCTGCGCCAAGCCATTTAAGCCAACGCATTATATTATCATTTCCAACATTGACCCAGTTATATAACCTGTCGTATCTCTTTAAAAGCCCTCTTACAGCCTTTTTAGTCTGCCTTCCGACAAATACCTTATGGTTCTCCGTTTCCTTCGTCATAAGCAGCCATACGCGACCCTCGTCGCTCATTATCGAAGCTTTTCTCACTCCATATACAGCAGCGGGTACGCCGTTGATATGCAGGCAGCCGATTTCATCACTGTGCTTCAATCCATCTAAAATATCATTAAGAGCGTTAGGGCCAATAGCAGAAAATAGTTCACTGTAATTATCTAGTTTAAGATTAGCCGCTATATACTCAGCGTCTGCCCTTGTGGGCTTTACAAATTCATACTTTACCATAATACACCTTACCCTTCTATTTCCGGAATCAAAGATAATACAGTCATCGGCAGCGGGTCAGGCTGTTTAATTATTATCTGCTGAGTTTCATCATAAGTGGCAGACTTGATCGTTACTTTAAATTTACCTGTTTGCAAACTAATCGGTTCCCCATAGGCTTCATTACTGCGCCATTTAAATTCATCTAATTCATTCTCCTTCATTCCAAACAATCCACCACGGCTATCTTTAAGTAATAATGTAACTGTAGCAATTCGTTTCTTCCGACTTAAATATGTGCCATCTTGAGCTGTAAAATCTATAGGCAGTGTTTTTATTTCCGCATCTATAGGCAGCCCTACATGGACCTTCTTGTATTTATTTCCAAGAAGAACCTTACCGTTTTCTACAGTTTGCTGAGGAAGTACGTTTCCATCAGCTAATATAGCAACAGTATACCCTTCTAAATGCTCAAGACCTGATATTTCATCGGTCGGCTCTCCTTCATAGGTTATACCACTGTCTACGAAAAACTGATCCTCTACATTAGTACTTTTATCACGGCTTTCCATTATTTCCACATAATACTGCCCGCCACGCTCAATTACTGCATATAACTTATCTTCTGTTGCTTCTCCAATATTACATACACTAACAAACTTCCCGCCTGCCGTGGTATGCTGGTGCCATGCGTAGATATCCTGTTCCTTGATGTATGTAAGCCCTAACAGCAAACCATCATCACGCACACACCAAACAATACTGTTAGGTATCTGCTGATAGGTCATAGATATTATTTTATGCCCTTCAAACAAGTGCGAAGCTAATAAATTTAAATCATCACCGGTATATTTATCAACATCATAGCTGTAAGCAAGGTCACGTATGATATTGCCCTGGTGCTGCACATAAATAATCCTGCTGCCGATAGTGACAGGATTAACATCTGACACACCCCTATATTCCTGCGGTTGACTTAAAACATTACTTCCTGTAATGGCTTTGCCTCCGCCGCTTACTTTAAATTCTCCACCGGCTGTTAACAGCAACATTTCACCAAAAGCTATAATTGCCTTAATGCCATTCATTTGTCCACCGTTTAAAGTAGCCGTAATTCCATCATCATCGGCAGACGGTATGCTTGTTCCAAAGTTATAATAGTCTCCTGTTTTGCTTGTCCAGAATGTCTGCGGAAATCCTTTACTTCCCGCAAAGACTAACCTGTCTTCATAAAAACCTGTTGCAGAAGGATACCCTTTTTCACCATTCCAAGCAGCAAAAGCAAAATCGCGGGTTTCATCTGTAGAAGCCAACTGTTTTTTTACAGTCCCTTTCACTACTGTAGGACTGACATATTCAGTGATCAATACATGGCCCGTATAATCTCCGCCGATGCTTTGAATGGTTATATAGCCTCTCTGCTTCTCATTTTCACCGCTCCAAACGCCTGTATTAAATTCAGTAGAAGTAACTCTGTAACTAGCAATACTTTCAGACGTGTTCTCCTCAGTCAAGCTATAATTCTGGCTTCTGTTACCACTCTGTGTTCTTACATTTACCCATTGCAAAGAAATAGGATCATATTTTTCCAAACTAAAATTACCATCCCAAAAACCAAAACTTTCTACATAGACATTGGATTTCGGTAATACGCTAACCTGCAGATTTCCGCCTGTACTGCTTGGTGTCCCTTTTTTGTAATCTGTTTCTAAAAAGTGAGTTAGAGAAAAAAGACTCCCTTCATCACCCTTGGAAAAAATAGCCGAAGAAGCAGTCAGGGTTATGTCACCATACGCCTCCGAAGCTTTTACTGTTGCATTATTGCCAATAGATAAAGTGTATGAAAGCCTAATCCAACCATCATTACCACTCATACCACTAACATTACCATAGCCACCATTGCCACCAAGAGCACCAGATCCATAACTTGTGCCATTACCACCATCATCAGCAGCAGTTGCACCTTTTCCGCCACCGCCACCCAATGCATTGATTCCTAAAGCACTGGAAGTCCCACCACTATTACCATTATCAGCACTACCAGCAATTCCAGTTTGTTTTCCTTGTCCACCGGTACCTCCTGCACCAACTATTAAAGAAATTGGTTCAGAAGGTATTTCTAATATTTCTTTTGTTATAAAAGCACCTCTTCCACCTGTTCCACCACTAAATTTGGTTGAAAGATGTTCAGTTTTTCTTTCTATGCCACCGCCACCGCCGCCACCGCCGCCAGCCATTTCAATATTTATTGACAACGCCGAAGACGGTATTGTTATATTATATGCACCTGGTTTTCTCCATTCTAATACTTTAGTAATGATGCTATTATTATTATACCTAGTTTCATCAAACGGTCCGCCTGTAATATCCATTGCCTCAAAGCGCCAATCTAAATTGCCATATCTTGTAAGTGTCATCGGCGCATGTGCCGGATGAACAATGAAAAGCACGTCAGCACTCTGTGTATATTTTATTTTTGCAGCATCTTCTAAATCTTTATCAGCAAAAAAGTTTTCTATGCTATATGGTGTGCCATCTTCTTTAACAACAATACCACCATCTGTATAAAACTGGCATCTGCCAGCAGTAATTTCAACAATATAATTTTGGTCTGTACTATACATAAATGGTATTAGCACAGCCTTTTTATTATTATAAGTCTGCGCTATAAATTTAAACCCGGGTCTATTAGCAGCACCACCATAGCGTAGAACTAAGAAATTTCTTAACGTAGCAGCTCCGCTATCATACTTAGCAATGTCTGTACGTCCATACATTGACGGTGACAATTCACCGCCGGCAAAACTTGACTTTAATTGATAGAGTGCCATAATTATGCCCCCGTAAATCTTGCCGCCGCTAATCTATCGACATGCGGGTCCAGCAAATTCTCTTCATCCGCATCTGCTGCGCTTGCTTCCGAAAAATATGCATTGTATGCCTGAATGCACATTTGGGCCAAATCTAATTTACCTGTCAGCGCGTAAGCAATCTCTGCTGCTAATTTCCAACTAAACGCTTCTACAAATTGAGCGTCATATAAATCTGCATCAGTAACATCTACTGTATATTCAATCCATGCATTACCAACGTTTGTATAAATAGTTTTCCCCTGCTTATCAGAAACAATTTTGTACTGATTGTCTCTAGGAAGTCCGCAGAACTGCTCATTGTACATCATTCTCAAGCACACTGCATCAGCAGGATACCGATATGCATATTTCCAGTTAGGCGGAACATCGGCAAGCGCGGCAAGCTGCACGCTTCTTGTTGCAAATGTCCACGGGAATTTTCTCAAAACCGCCTGCCTGACATAATCATAGCAACGCCGGCACACTCGTGCTGGTTCGCTTGCTTCGTCAAGCCGCTCTATTGTAGCTACGCCTATATGATTAAGAGCAATATTACAAATCTCAACTTTATCCATACTTTCACCACCTGTTATAGAGAAAGCCGGAGGCATATGCCCCCGGCTATTCTTATTCTTGAGCCAGTGCCACTAATTCACTAATAATAGTTTCCCTGGATTTCTGACTTGTTTTGATTCCCTGTTCTTTGGCCAATTCTTTTAAATCATTAAAGTTCATTGCTTCATATTGCAGATAACGCGGATCATCATGATGGAGAGCTGTTATAGCCGACACGTTAAGTTTCACGAAGTGTTCCGGAACTTTAATGTTATCAGCAAGGGTTACAATTTCATCTCTCCTATACATACGACCCAAAGTAAAACAATTACGCTTTACTTTATAAGTAGCCATTATAAAGTTACCTGGACGCCATCAGTCATATAAGCAAAGACTTTACCGCCTGCAGCATCTTCTGCTGTATAAACCAATCTAATATAACGGTTGCCATATTTGATCGGAGAAAAGAATTGCGCCACTGTACAAGCCCTAGTTTGAACCAAAGAATCTGGTACACTTACTTCTACTTCATCGGCAGGACTGCTAAAGTCTTCCGTAGCAGAAGATTGTACTTTTACCTTGGTGATCTTGCCAGCAGTCATTGGTGTGGTCAATTTTACATCAAAGTACAGCGGATGCATAAAGCCACCTGTACTACCTAAATCAATAACATTACTGTTTGCACTAGTACCGGTGACGGCCTGATTTTCAGACAGTAATAATTGCGCATCAATACGTGCCATTATTATTTCCTCCCTTTTAAACGAGTTTAGATTCAGTATTCAGAATAGCTGCACAACGCTGGAACGGAACGCCCCAGAAATTAACAACAGGTTTTCCTTCAACCGTATCAATAGAAAGCATAGTGTTTTTGTCATTACGAGCAGCTTTAGCCATAAACGCCTCAAACTGCTTATTGCAGAAAATATGCAAATTAACATTATCAGGATTTTCAATCTGATAATAACCTTCAATCATTTTGTCAAAGATCTTCGTAGTAGAAGGATCCGTCAAATCAATGTTAGCTAAACGCACAACATAACGAGGATCTTTTACAGCAAGCCCCATAGACCAGTTATACTTGCTTGTATGAGCAAAGAACGTTTCACCTTTATCATTTGTTACTTTCTGTTTGCCCAGGTATTCATGGGTGAAACCGGCAGTATCTCCCTCAGGGAACAATCCATAAACCTGCTGTTCGCCAAAACCAACAAACCATACAGAAGTCAGATTATCACCAGTGCCGCCGCAGTCAATGATTTGATCTGCCCAAATCTCATCTTGATTGGTCTTACTGTAATAATACGCACCCAGACCTGTAAAGCCGGCAGGATTAATTTTTTCATCACCATAGAACAGTGTAGAAGCCATCTCTTGGTTCATTGCTTCAAGAAATGCAGCATTCTCACTCATTATCCAAGAAGTCTGCATATTGTTTTTACGTGCCAACTTCTCATCAATTTCGGCCAGTGCTTCCATCTCGCCGCATGTAAAAGATACCTGTTTCGTTTTAGACTTACTCGGTTTAGTACCGCGGTTGATCATTCTCCATGCTACCTCTGGTAAAGAGTAACGCAGGGTTGCTTCTTCATAGTCCTTAGAGTTACACATTTTGAACGGCATAATTTTTAAAATCTTATTAGTTTTAGTCTGCAGTTCAATAATTCTTTGATACTTTTTGTCGAACCCCTGACGAGAAGCAAAGTCTTGAAGGGTTGCGAAACCTGTCAAATCTGGCATTATTTACCACTCCTTAATATTTTTATTTGAACCCTGCGCCGGTAAAAAACAGATCGGCGTCGGTCGGTTCCTTAGCTTTAGGCGCTTGCCCATCAGGCGGTTGGTCTTCCATAAGCAAGCCTCCAATGTTTTGTAGCATTTTTTGTATCGCTGGATGATTTGCTACACCTGTATTTACAAGTACCTGCATAGCCTCACTACCGCCAAAGGTATTAACAGCCAATTTAGCGGCAGCAATGTTCTCACGAGAAATAAGCCCCTGCTTTTGGCATTCAGCAGTCCAACCGTCTACAATTTCCTCCTGCTTATGCATAACGTCTAAAACGACTTTGCTATGCAAATCAATTAATTTAGATGCCTGCTCCTGCGTAAGCTTTGCCTCTTTAGCAATGGCTGTAAAGTCAGCTTCTAATTCCGGCGTAAGCTCAAGCCCATCCTGAAGCTTAAATTCGTATTTATCAGGAACAACAGCCGGTTCATCAAACACACTCTTAGGTTGGGCCGTAGGATCGAGATCACCAGCCGGCGTTGGATCTCCACTCGGTTCAGCTACCGGAGCAGGTTCTGTTACAAACGGGTCACCGGAATGAGCAGGTTCACCGCCTCCACCAGCACCATCTGCTTCAAAGAATACTTGTGTAAACTTATTCATGTCTTACCTCCGCTATGTCGTTATCTACTTTAAAAAGGTCATCGTCTTCTAAATCAGGAGGGTGTCTAGCGCTTTCCGCTTCATTACGCATCAGCATTTCTAAAGAATGTCCATCGTTCAACATCCGGATATTCTTTAATAAATCAACACCTACAGCACGTTTACCTGATAAGAAAGCATTGAAGTATGGATCAGATGAAAAAACCGCTGTTTCGACCTCTGTGCTTTCCAAAATGGCATAAATAAAACGCCGTCCGTTCTCGGTCCGCATAATAGCGTCCAAGTCGTCCAGCGCTTGTTGTGCAAGCATATTTGATTCTTTAGTTCTCATTAAATCCCACCTCCCAGCAGTTGATCTAATGCATTGCCGCCATTAGCAGGAGTTTCGCTCATCAATCTAGCTGCATCGGCATAATCTCGAACAGCAGGTGCTGCAGCAGCCATCTGCTCAGCTTGCATTTGTTCTTGCTGTGCCTGAGCACGTTGTTTGCGAATATTCGCAACCTCATTTTCATCACGCACAATCTTTTCTTTTACTCCTGTAGAAGTAGCAAAGCCGCGAACAGCTTCGTCTAAATCGATAATATCTAAAACTTCTGGTTGAGCGGCAGCAAGATTGCCAACAAATCCGACAGTCCTTTCAATAGCCGGTATTTCAACCATCTTCTGAGCTTGGGCAAGAATAGAAATAAAAGACACCTTTAATTCGTTTTTATCAATTTCTTCTGGCATAGGTGGAAATAACCCATGCCTCAAACAAATATCAAAAGTACGAAGTGTCATCGGTTCCAGGACTTCATTATGCATTTGCTCAAGTACCGGCGACAGCATCAAAAGCTTTTCTTCATGTCGCTCTGCAATTTCTCGCGCAGTCATTTGAGGTCCGTCCTGAGATGCAATCATCATAAACAAATCATTATAAAATGTTTCAGATATTGACTGCCTTTTTTCCTGGGACAAAGCCCCGATCCCTTCATACGCTTTTGCTCTTGGGTCTACGAGAGGATATGCCTGCTGCGCCAGTCCATCAGGATAATAATTTAGTCCTCCTGGCATTCTATTAAGCTTTTTCATTGAGGCAGGAAACGCCATTGCAGGGTCTGCTGCATTATCAATAGCTCTAAGTTTTTTCTTTTCAATCTTCTGTAACTGCATACAGTCACCTAAAGCATTATGTCCTGGACCTGCTCCATATACACTATTGGCAATCAAAGTCCAGCGCGGCATAAGGAATGGGCATTCTCTAAAACCGGATATCTTTAAAAACTTATCGTTTGCACCTTTTTCATAGTGATATGAGCGCCACGGGAAATTACCTAAAGCCAATTTATTAGGATCATAATCATCATTGCGCTCTATCAGCATTTCAACGTCAAAGTATGTCGTTATATTTCCTTCTTTATAGGCCGACTTCACGCTTTCCGATACATTATCTATCCCATATTCTTTTACAATTTGCTCAGCACTCAATCTAAAACGCCTTGCAAATACATAAACCCTGCCTCTTGCATCTACACCGCCTGCATATTCCCCGCAGGTATAAGGCCGCATCCATATGCCGTAGTTATAATCTTCCAACATCAAAGAGGCGCCTGTGCCGAACTGGGCCATCTCTGCCTCAATCTGCTGCAGCATATTATAAGCATTGCTCTTAGAATAAATGCTGCTCATAATCTCCTGGCAGTCATCGAGCCACATTCTGACTGTATGATAATTAGCTTTTTCTTCGTCTTGCAGACCAAGCTCAAACCACGGTCTTGACGGTGATGTTAACCCACTGTGAATGCCTGCCGCACATTTACCAACAGCTTTTTGAGGATGAGGATCTATAAGATACTCGTCACGTCGATGACCTTCTGTGCTTTGAATATCCACCTCAAATCGCCCTCGTGTTGGATTGATATACCGGCTAAGCATTTTCCATGTTGGCTCATATTGACTGCGTAACGTGTATAGCTGGGAAATGGTATGTTGTTTTCGCTTTAATCTATCGCTGTCTAGCAGCATATCTTTGATGTTCATAATCATTCTCCCAACAACATTTTCTTAACACTATCCGAAGTAATCTGACCACCAGTTTTGTTTGTATAATTCCTACCACGGGCTTTAGATAGCTTTTCAAACAGGCTTTGTCGCTCTCCCTCTGTAGCGTTATCAATCGTGGCAGCAGCCGTGCTTCCAGGTGCGCTTTGTTTGATCGGGTCAACACTGCCGCCACCTCCGCCACCATGTAACTGCATTATAATCTTATGCATAGTCTCACCTCCCTTCACATACCGGCAAACGGATCATAAACCATTTGGCTATTATCAAATTGTGCTTCTATTATCGCCTGTTCTCTGCTTACAACAGATTGCGCAAAAGTTAAAGCGAGTGCATCCGCTCTATTAGGAGAGGGAACACCTCGCTTTTTCATAGCTTCTTTACTTTCAAGTTGTATTAACCCGCTAATATTAGGTACTGTTTCAGGGCCCGTTAAATCATCCGCTAAAGTCTGGTCATCCTCTGGTATAACCCCGCCTTCTTTCAGCCAATCTTTCATATTAGCCCACATCTCAGCACGTTTATTTTTGCAATCTTGCCTATTTGGCTTCCCACCAAAAGCAATCAATGTCCACGATCTGCCCCATGCGTCACCAGCGCTCTTGATTCCTGTACCATAGCCTAAATCAATAAACACCGCATCCGCCTTGTATTCGTCCTCGAATCTAGCTAATATACCTGCTATTTCAATGTCGTTATCGTTCTTAGTAGTCGCAAAGAGCTTTTTCGTGAATAGCCCTTGTCTAAGATAAATAACTGTTTCGTCTCCGCCTGTCCATGCAGGATCACAAGCTATAATCACAGGAGCAAATCTAAATTGCTTTTCATGCAATGTCCTACGTCTTGCTTCATCAACTAAGGCGGTACTAATAAATTGCTTCTCACTCGCCGAAGGAAATTCGCCCTTGACGCGAACTTTAAAGAAGTCACTATCCTCGCCATATTGCACCCGCCAACCCTCAAGTTCAGCCTTGTTACTTATCTTAACAGTTCGGCTATCAATTTGTTTGCGGTTCCATAAACTTCTATTTTTATGAAAGCAAGCATGAAAGCGGCCACTACTCTGAGTAGGATTTCCGAACACACACCAAATGATTTCGGTATCAGCATCTGTCATTGCACCTTCAGCTACTTCCCAAATGATATCTGATATCTCAGAAGCTTCATCGAATATAACCAGAGTTCGCTTGCCTTGGTTATGTAAACCCGCAAACGCTGCAGGGTTACTATCATTCCATGGTATTGCATCTATACGCCATGTCTTCTCATGACCTTCTTGGTTAGAATAAATGCTTGTTGCAGAATAAGTGAACAAATCTTTTGCTATAAACAAGTAATACCATTTAGCTAACTCTGCCCAAGTTTTTGTTTTGAGTTGTGTATCTGTATTAGCTGTAACAACACCCTTTGTATCTTCATGTGTCGATATAGCCCACAGAATAATCCATGCCACCATAGCAGACTTTCCAATACCATGCCCAGATGCAACGGCTTCACGGATAACCTGATCTGGCGTTTTTAATCCTTCTTTGATATCGTTCAGCAGTTCTATCTGCCATATATCTGGTCCTTCTTTATCTTCAAGTTGAGTATTTGGTTCTCCCCATGGAAATGCAAGCCGTACGAATTCCAAAGGATCTTTACTGACACTTCCAAGAAAGTCTGTTAATGCCTTTATATCCTTTTCTGATAAAGCAACTCTAGACATCGCTATCCCCCTTCTTGCGACGGCTAGCAATTAAACCAGCAATATCGCCTTCAAGATTTACATCTAGTTGTTCTTTAAACAGCATATAGCGCTTACCCAATAATTCTGCTGCCTTAGTCCTGTCACTCAAGCTAGCATCTAATCCAAACTGGTCCTTTTCTTCTCCACGCATTACACTTGTTAAATATTCAAGAACATCTTCAGCTGTCGCAATCTTATCACTATCAACTGCTGCCATTCGTGCATCTAAATATTGCTTTACCTTGTTATTTCTTAGCAATTTACTAGCACTAGCCGCCGCTGAATTATCATTCTTACACTTTGGATAAGCCTTTTTATAGGCTTCTGTTTGATTCCCACTCTCTATAAAGTAATCAACAAAATTCTTCTGTGCTTGGCTGATCTCATCCACTACTATCACCTGCCTTTAATACATTCACCAAATAATACAGAATAGCTATTTCTCTAAATGACCGAGCCATTTCTACCCTAACGCTTACACCCTTATTCTTTTTTCGCTCTGCCTTATCCGGGAATTTCTTTTTGTATTCTCCCCATGGCATGAGGTAATCTATTCTGTACATAGTACATACCTTAGATAGCTTCTGGCTATATACTTGCTCCCTTGAATATAGGTATATAAAGCCTCTCATTTCTAAGGCTTTTATTATCTTCCTGATCTTGCTGGTTAGGTTCATCTTCATTCCATCACCACCTTGCAAATAAAAAAGCAATGTGCAAATTATTCACATTGCCAACAGTTTATATTAAGTTATATGCTAAATTCTGATATATATTACCGTGTTTCAACGGCTTTTTAAGACTAAATTATTTATGTAGATTAAATATGCCGCTGTATCACCCCAACGGTAAGGCTACCCCAAGTCTACAGATATGGTGCTCTGCGTTCTATGGGCTTCTTCACGGGCTGCGTACAGTTACCGTCTCTCATGCCGTTGTTTTGAACCTACCAGTGCGACCGCTGCAAGCCGCACGGTAGGAGCTATGGGTAGTTATCCGCATCATTCATATGATAAATTGCAGCTATCATATGCCATCATACGGCGAACACCATAGCCAAATATATGCACATACGGTTTATAACTTGCTCGGATAGTGAGCGGATTACTGCGTATGGCTTTATTGTAAGCCCACTTACTTACAATACTATTTTAACTCATCAAAACAGGTAATATGTCGGAAACTTTTTTTATTTTATCAAACCTTTTTTCAACGCCAAACCAACAGCATCCCTAAGGAACTCTTTGCGAAATTCATAACAAGTATCTCTATTCACACCGTTTAATTCTGCAATTGTTTTCATCGGCTTCCTTTTTTCATATTTTTGATACATAACTTTACCAGTAAGCTGATTCTCATGTATCTTATAGGTTTCTGCGACAACTTCAAGCCATAGCTCCGGGTTCATTATTATCGACTGATATGGTCCATATCCAAACGATATCATACGTACTGGCTCAATGTTTTTTAATGCTGCTGTTTCTGTTGGATTACTGATAAAAGCATGCCCCCCACCGCCCGTATGCCCTTTCCTTGCAGTACGCTGCTCTTTTTCTTCATCAACAACTTTTTGTATTTGCTTACGATCCCAAAAGTATCGCTCTACATGCTTAATATACTGTTCTATTAGCATATCAGTCTCCTTCTAGCTTTTCTTTCTAAATCGCCTAAATAATGCTCCAAAAGGATTTATGTTGTCTTCTACAAGTTGGTTCAAAATAGCCTCCTCAAACTCTTCGTGTTTATGTTCTTGTTCGCCCACAACAATCCAATATTCTCGCACCCATTCTCTCGTACCGTCTGCACTTTCAAGCAAATATAAGATACCTTTAGAATCTAATTTAACACCAAGTACTTTACGTTCTCCCTTAGGCACATGTACATTATCACCTATATTAAACTTGCTTTCTATTGTTAATAACATTTGTATCGCCCTTCTTATCTGATAGATTTATTGTAAAAATACTAAACCTTCTTAAAACTAATATAAACAAAAACGTTAATATCCAATGTTCGTATGTAAATTCAAATATCCATTTTATTAAATCAGGATAATTCATGTCTGTACTCCTTACATTCATCAAATCTAGCCCACTGCCGGCTGCTACCATCATCATCTATAAGTGGTGCATTAGCTTCGTGCCGGTCGCAGTCGGTGTTAGTACAGCGTTTGTCATAAAACGCATTACTGCGAATACAATACGCCTTGTCGTTAGTCATTTTCTTCACCGTCCTTTATCTCAATTAACGGGCAATCCGGCAGCCTAATGTTTGGATCTTCAATTTCACAGACAAGAATACAGCAGCCTTTGCTCTTATCAACAGAAAATGGTAGATTCCTATAAAAGCCAACTGGATATGTCAATGGGCATTCACCGCAGTTTGCAGGCATATCCATTCCTTTAATTGCTATCATGATCTTCATCCCTCTCATAGCCTTGGCAATAAGTTTGTCCATTCATTAATACAAAGCGACAGCAATTACAGCCATAACTATCTTTATAAGTGCATTCACCATTACTATAATGCTTGCAATTAACCCACGGACAATATAGTACTCTCTGCCCTGAATATTCATCTCTAACGTGTATCTGTACTACTACGTTAGCCAATTTAATTGTTTTCATGTATTTCTAGCTCCGTTCTGTCAGCCCAAGTAATCCTACGCGATTTAAACTTAGTTGGCATAGATATAACAGTAAGCTGAATACAGTTACTACATTCTGGGTTTTCGCTCAACTCACTGGCCTTTCTATTATTAATGCATAAATAACAATAGTCTAAGTATTTCATTTTTTACTCCTACATTCTTACCCAACGGTTTTGGTCCTTAGGCATAAATTCAGAAGGTCTACCAAAAGGAGATATGATATCTAAGCCAAGGCATAGACGAGCAAAATTTTTTACGCTTAAATTTTCCCTTTGACAAATACCACAGTGAAAACTACCCAAGTATTTGCACTCATGGCACCAGCCTACGTACTTGATTTCAGGCTTTTTCATCTGCTCCACTTCCTTAAACTTCTCTAAAATCAATATCCGGGTACTTATATAGCAGCATCTTCTTTTTGATCATATACACCTGCGTCCTCATGCCCTTGGTGTCAACATAATAAACGTGGCCGCTGGCTTCCGTAACTTTGAAATCAGCCTTGTAAATAATCGGCCTTATCTTTTTACCTGCGACCTCATAAGCAGGCTGTAAAACAAATTCAGGCTGTAATTCAATGCTTTTTACTGCACCGGTACGCTGCTGCCAAAGTAGGTTCTCATAATATTTTGCTTCTTTCCTGCTATCAAAGCGAATCCCGTCAACCTCAGTTATTGCATTGCCATATTTCAGCACAGGTACAGCCCCGGGTAAATTCGCAGGCGCCGTTACGCTGTCAGAACGAATTTTACTTACAAGGTGTGCCGGCAGTTCATTCCACGTCGTCATTGGTACATCGCCAAGGCATCTTCAAGCTCTTTCTTCTCTCTCCGATACCGAGCCACTTTCCCGCCGAGCTGACTATTCTTCCGATGCAGATGTCTAAGTTCCGTCAGTATCTGCATAAGCACTGGTTTCAATACTGGTACATACTGATCGCCTGGTTCTTTTTCGATTAACGCCATCATAATTTTTATATTTATTGGTTTCATAGTTTCCAACTCCTTATATTTAAAAGGCCGCCCCCTACGGGCTAATCACCTCCGCAGGGGTATACTTCCCTTTATGCTTGTATATAGTTAGTATGCGCGGCCGTTTTAACTAAAATAAATTTATCGGTATCTCGGCTTCTGCTGCTATACCTTGCATAACATATAGTGCATTAGGTAGAGCTATTCCATTGCCCCACATCTTGTACTCTGCACTGTCGCTGTGCAGTTTGTTATACCATGAGAGCATTTGTGCTTTTGTGTAGTCTTTAACGGCTTTGTTATTGATTCTTGTATAGGTATTACGTACTTCAAGCCAAAATTTATATTCTTCATCAGTGAAACTTTCTTTTTTGTCCAGATATCCCCACAAATCAGGAAAGCCTTGAAGTCTTGCACATTCTGTAGGTGTTAAACGGCGTACTATATAATGCACAGGCACCGCCACGGTTTTTTCTTTGCCGACTGGTGCTAACACTGTCGGTGTACAATCTCCGCCGCCAGAAGCCCGCAAAGTTTGTGCAAGTCCCGGCAAAAACGATTGATTATACCTATCTACTCCGCCGATTGCTGTTCCAACGCTGTTTTTAGCACATCTGGCAGTTTCTTGCCCCTGCGTTCCGCTCTGCGCAGAAATCCTTCGCAAGCCTTCTGGCTTAAGTAGTATTTCTCCGGCACGTTGTCCTCTAAAATCTGCGACAAGGTAGATTCGACGGCGACGCTGGGGTACTCCCCAGTATTGTGCATCAAAAACTCTGTACGCAAGGCTCCATCCGTTGCCGCTGTAACAGTCTGCGTAAGGCCAGCCTGCTTTCGGAACGTCAGGCATAACGGCGTCCTTTTCAACGATTTTGATGAATTCGTCAAGCACGGTTCTAAAGTCTTCTCCTTTGTTGCTGCTGAATGCTCCGGGCACATTCTCCCAAACAGCGTACCTTGGATATCCTCCATTAGTAGCTTCCCTCATTTCTTTGATAATTCGGATCGCTTCTAAAAACAATCCGCTACGAGTGGTTTCTTCGTCACCTATATCGGCGTGTTTTAATCCTGCACGCTTTCCGGCTATCGACATATCTTGGCAAGGACTGCCGAATGTGATTATATCTACCGGCTCTATCTCTCCACCCTTAACTTTGCTAACGTCTCCCAAATGTTTCATTTTTGGAAAACGATTATTAGTAACGGCTATCGAATATGGCTCAACCTCTGCCGCATAAACAGGCTCTATTCCGCACAAGCTTGCTGCTAAAGGAAATCCTCCACTGCCATCAAATAAGCTCATTAGTTTCATGTTGATCCTCGCTACTTATGCTAACGCATTCCTTATCCTGCAATCTTTTAAAGTTATTAAATATCTCCCGTGCCTTCACGGCCCGTGGATCATCTGACCACATCAAGCAGCTCGGGCAAATATGCACCTCAAAATATCGACCTCTGGTTACATGACTACCCGCCGTTGTATCCTTATGGCATATATCGCAATTCATGATCTCACCTCAAAACGGTTCTGACTTATTAGTGTTCAGATTCTCAAAATGTTCTTCCCCTAAAATCTGTAGTTCTGCCATATCTGCAGCAAGGTTATATATTTTTGCATGCTTATTATTTCCATGTGTATCGGAAACCTTAGCTCTAAATTCGGCAATAGTCCCTAAGAAACAACCACAAGACACTGTTATACCTTTGTCTTTATTTTTGAAAAATGTCGTAAAACTAAATCTACTACCAATGCGACCGATCAATAAATAGTCAGCGTCGCCGTACACCCTAGCGTTGCCGTACACCCTAGCGTTGCCGCACACCCTAGCGTCGCCGTACACCCTAGCGTTGCCGAACACCTCAGCGTCGTCGCACACCTCAGCGTCGTCGCACACCCTAGCGTCGTCGCACACCCTAGCGTTGCCGAACACCCTAGCGTTGCCGAGCACCTCAGCGTCGTCGCACACCCTAGCGTTGCCGAACACCCTAGCGTTGCCGAACACCCTAGCGTTGCCGCACACCTCAGCGTCGTCGCACACCCTAGCGTTGCCGAACACCCTAGCGTTGCCGTGCACCCAAGCGTTGTCGTCTTGCGCTAAGTTGTCCTCTTTTTCTACATATCCTCCAAGTTCACCAGCTTCAACATTTCCAAAGCTAATTAAAGCCTTAATCCTAAATAATTTCTTGCCCCATTTTTCTATAAACTCTGCTGTTAACTCATACTTTTTCATAGTTACCGCTCCTTTAAACTTTAGCTAAATCACCTTGACGACATGCTGACCGTTTTGGTACTACATCAGGCACTAACGGATGATATTTATAACACCGCTCACGATCAGCAACCACATAAGTAAATCCGCTTTCTTTGTCTACTCTCAAAAACGGTTGATGTCCGCTGTATGGGCAATCAACAGTGTTAATACATTCAGCGCATTTTCGTTCGACGTCTGCGATAAAGCTGATATCGTTGTAATTACGCTTTATAAAGCTATCGTCAGCATCAGGGAAAATCCTCTTTGCTGCAGCTCTAACTTTCTCGCTTATTGGCTGCCGTAGTTCACCAAATGTTTTACCGGCAGCAAGATCAGCAAACAACTTTTTAACAAACTCATTTGCCGCTTTAGAATTACGCTCAATAGCCTTCTTCTCTGCGCCAATTTTATTTTGTCATAGGATTGATAAAGTATTATTAATATCTGCCCATGTTGGCCAATATTTATTATTATCAGCGATATAATCAACAGTATCGCCCCACATCTCAATGTCTGTGTATTTATAACGCTCCAGGGTTTGCCTTTCGATAGTTTTTTTTGCATCTTCGCTTCCCCAGTTTGGCTTTAATCCCGCCGCCTGCCACACTTCATAAGCTGCCGTTATCTCTCTAAGTTCCAACATATGGCATATCCCTCACTTCCTCCCAGTCCAGCCCCATAAAACAAGCCAGTCTGTATTTTCTTTTCTCTGGAGGTATCGCTGCCCAGCGCTCCTTATTTTTTGCAATCCATTCGTCTTTCTCCTGTGCTTCCCTGTCAGCAGCTCGCACTGCTTCAGACAATTTGATTTCATCCGTCCAGCGTTCATCCTGCAAAAAAGTATCAGGATCAGGTATGTACCTTCCGTTCTCCTCCTGCCACTGATTAGTTTTTTTGTATCGCTCAACAGCAGCATTAATCAATGCATACTGTTCTTCAGAGTGTACACGCATATTCATCCATGCTATTCTTGCAACAGGCTTTTTCCTTTTCGACGGATATAATCCCCAAAATCGCTCAAAGCCTTTTTCTTTTTCGTTAACCTCTAATCCATTTTGGGTTTGCTCGCGTGCGTGCGCGTTATTATTATTATTATCATTGTTTATCATTGTTATATTATTATCATTATTGTTAGATGTTAGCTGACTGTTAGGTTGTCTGTTAGGTGTCTGTTGACCGTCTGTTAGCTGACTGTTAGGTTGTCTGTTATCGACTTCCCTTTTTCCTTGATAAACCTGCCAGTTTACTATAGTTATCAGCCTTCCAGTCTTTGTTGATTGGTCTGTTAAAAAATTCATATTTTCAAACTTTTTTAACGCAGTCCTTACATTTTGGACTGTTAGTCCATTTCCGCAAGCTTTTACGATATTAGGCAAGCTTGTTATAAATTGTCCCGGTTGGCAAATAAATTCTTCTCCCTGCCAATACCACTTTTTTTCACTGTGATTTGCCATTAAAAGCAGAGTGATTAAAATTACTTTTTGCTCAACTGTCGTAACCTGCCAAATCGGACTATCTAACAATTTTCGATGTAAAGCAATAAACCCAGTATTCATAGCACTTTACTCCTGATGGTCATATTTTGTAGATAAATACGCTTTTACCTTTTGCCCAATTACAACACCCTCGGCGGCATTGTGGCGCAGGTAATGACAGTCATTACAAAGCATTGCCATATCTTCAAGCCTATCCTGTCCACCTTGTGACTTTAGCGGCTCGTGGTGAGGTTTTACACCAGGTTCCACAAAGCGGCTACAATTTACACACAACCCACTATCACGGTCGTATACTGCTTCACAAAGTTTTTTAAGCGCGACACCTTTAAGCCGTATCCGCTTTACTTTTGGAATCATCTTTATTGCCCCACTCCTTGATCAGCTCATCTAATTCTTCCTGCGGCCTTGTTTCTACACCAATATCTTTTGCCATAGATACCAAACAATCTATAAAACGGCTCATCTCTTTCGTGTCATAAGCACTGCTACCGTAATATACCCTTACATTGCTATAGCCTTTAATGTTCTGACATTCACCAAGCAATTCAGCTATCCAGCCAACACCATTGCTTTGCCAAATTTCAATAGTTCTGTTTACAGCGTCAGTTGGCACTGGCCATATTTTGCCGTAACCACATTCCCTGATTGCCTTCCTGTAAACATCTTCCTTGCTGTGAAAGCTCTCTTCTGACAGCTTTTCTGCTATCCTTTGGCATAATACCCAAGCGTATTTATTAGCGTCATTAGAACGCCCTTTGCACCATTGCTTGACCTCTACAACATACTGCTTTTCAGGATCGATTTTATTGATTTCTTCTTCCTCTGATAAAGGGACAGGTACTACTAAATTTATGTATCCCATCCCTTTTAATATCTGTACCCCTTTAACCGTGAACTTCATTTCATCCCATCATCCCAGCTGCCTTAGCATTGATCATTGATCTAATAGCATCATAAGCATCAGAATATTTTTCATCTTCAAGAATTTCTTCTAAATTTTTCAGAGTTAAATATTCTACGTCATACCATTCGTTATTTCGAGTACTTTTAACTTGACACTGAATACCATTTATAAATCTTACATAACCAGATGCACTGGTAGACGTAATTTGAATTGGGCTTTCTTCTTGACGTTTCTTTTCTTCACGTTTATCAGCTTGCCGTTTTTCATGTTTTGTTTCATAAAAACCGCGATATACAGAAGCCGCAACACCAACGTACTTCAAAGCATTCCCGAGTGCATCTGTTAAACACATCTTATAAGCTTCATCATTAGGTTCAATCCCATTCTTATTTTTCTTTACAATCATATCGCCACCATAACCAGGGATAGGAGCACTCCAATTTTCACCGTCTTTTATGAACAAATTCACCTGCATAAAAAGCAATATTCTTCCGTCATCCTGCATACAAGTAGTACGTATATCAACAATTTCAAATTTCCAACCAATTCCACACATCCCATATTTTTCCGTCATTGCTTCTATTTTCCATTGCGGATTAATATCACTTTTACCACGCAATGCACCAAATTCTATTTCTTTTAAAGCATCTTTTGGCGGATTAGATACAGCTGTATATCTATCGTCCATCATAATGCCCTCCCCGGATAGCTTAGTATCATCTTGCTACGTAATTCAGCTGTTGTTATTCCCTGGTTAGGTTGATAATCTTCAATTTTATTTTCAATACTATTTGCACTACTTTTGATCCATTTCAGCAATGTACTGACTTTAGCTTCATCACCATCCAGATCATCCATTTCCTTCAGATTCTCTAGAATAGCCTCTGCTTCATACCGAAGCGAATATACTAAATCATCAAATTTATCCATACTTGCAATCCTCCAATTCTTTTGCTAAAATGAAGGTGGACGCTAAACTTCGTAAAATTTACATGTCCACCCCGAGCTATCGAAGCTGCAACTTCGGTAGCTCTTTTTCTTTTGCTTTATCATAATCGCTCCTCCTAAACTAAATCAGATACTTCACAGTTCATTGCTGCTGCAATTTTCCTAAGTGTGGATAATTTAACATCCGTCTTGTTATCTTCAATTTCACACAAGGACTTGTACCATATACCACTATCTTTAGAGACCTTATACCTGGACAATCCTTTTGATATTCTTACTTTTTTCACATTGTTCACACTATCACCCCAATTAAAATTTGCTAATAAAAGTTAATTTTGATACACTATATATGTGCTATAGAACATATATTTATACTATATATAGTTCTTTATTCACCTTGAGAATATTGGGCAGAATGGAGGTGATATTATGAAAATGATTGCTGTAGATTCATCAAACGTTGAATATATTGGTTATGAGAACGGCGTAATTGAGGTTCATTTCCACAACGGTTATGCCTATCGCTATCCAAACTGTACCGAAGATTTGTTCAACAAGTTTCTCGCTTCCCCATCTAAAGGGCAGTTTGTACACAATGTTTTAAAAGGACACGGTGAAACTCGTATTCGCTAATCCCAGTCATCATCAAATGAAACTTGAATATCGGTACTCAAAATCTCAACACCTACGCCTGTGACTATTGCAGTAGTCATGGGCGTATGGTATTTTCTGATGTATTCTACTAATGGTCTTGCCGCTTCTTCTAATGTTTTAGATTCTTGCTGTATATTTCCGCTCATATTTTTTCTCCTCTCTTCACTCATCTCAACGCCCCTACAGTCACTACAGCAGCCATAATAGCAATGTATGTTCCGACAAATATTGCAGTAGTTGCTACGGTAAAATCTCTAATCATAAGCCTGCCACCTGCCCCATAGCGTAACCTATGTCATATATCAGCTTAACTACTGTTGCTATAGCCAAAGCAGTTAAAGACCATACACAAGGCTGTTGCTTAATACTCTCTTTCATCACTACTGCTGTTCCTGCTACTTTGATTAATGCTTTCATCTGCTCTGCCTCATTTCTACTATTTCAGTTTCTTTTTTCATCTGCCTAACTATCTTTTGAACAGCGTCAGCTGTTACTCCTGACACTTTCAACAGACATTCTTGCAGTTCTGCTATTTCAGCGTTAGCGTTATCTAAGGCTTTTTGTAGCTGCATTACCTCTAATCGCTCTCGATTAGAAAGTTTCGGCTTACCGTACTGATCGGCATATCTCGTAACATCTGATATACGATACCGACCACGTACTACTGTTTTAATACCTGCACTAGCAAGCCATTCTTTTACTGTCCTAGCACTAACTCCCCACGCTTCAGACAGATCTCTTATTCCAACGTGTGGACATTCTACAATCATTTAACAGCGCTCCTTTTTGTTAAGATTTCTTAATTTTTGTGGTAAAAAAATATTTACCAACTTGAGATTGTGGAATTTTCAATAATGAACAAGCCTTAGCGATTTGTGGTTGAGTAAAGTAATGTTTGTTATTCATTTTCAACGAAAGATTCGATGTTGATACCCCAAAAGCTTCACAAAATGCAGTTCTTGTAAGAAATGTTCTAATTATTTTTTCATTAAGTTTTGAATAATCAAATTCCGGATTCATAACGTTCCTCCTTTCTTTTCTGTTTCTAAGACGATTATACTACTTAAGCTTTCTTAAGTCAATGCTAAATTTTAGTTTTCTTATTTTATCCTTTACTTTTCTTAATATCAGTGTTATTATAGTTGAAGGAAGGATGATTGCAATGAAAAAAACTGATTTTGCCACTAGGCTACAAGAAGCGTTAGATGTCACAGGCATAAAGCCAGTTGAACTGTCCGAAAAAACTGGATTAAGCCAACCTCTTATTAGCCAATATTTAAAAGGCAAATTTAAGGCAAAACAGAATAATCTCTACAAGATAGCCGTTGCATTAAATGTAAACGAAGGCTGGCTTATGGGATTCGATGTAGAAATGGAACGCCCCACTCCTATTTATATCGATCAGGAAGATAACTATGTATTATCTGATCAGGAAAAAATTCTTATAGATAAGTTCCGCAAAATTGAAGATAATGATAGATATATTGTTATTGGCTTTATTGATGGACTGCTAACTGCAGAAACATCAAAAAATAAAAATGCATTTTAGGAGCGTGATACTTTGTTATCCAGAACAATCAAGCTTATCGAATGCAACATGAAAGATTTTTCGCCTGGTGAGCTAAATCAAGTGATTGGTTATGTTTTAGGAATCAAGGAGCATCACATTATTACCCAGTGTCCCCGAAGAAAGGGGACGGACAAGATAATTCTATAAGGATCTTATCTTTCCCCGAGTCTAAATGAAATAAAAAAAAGACCGCTACCAACCGCCCGGTACCAGCCATAACAAAAATAAAATATTTACAACGGCAATGTTAGTATAATATAATCTAATTTTTTAAACAATATATTTATTTTAATACTTAACACTTTAAAAACTTAAAATATAGGAGGTGAAAAAATGGAGTATAATTTCACTTTTAGAGAAAAAGATAAAGGATTTCAAGTAATATTATCCTATAAAGATAATCGTGGTTGTTGGAAACAAAAATCAAAACAAGGATTTAAAACCAAAAGAGAAGCAAAAATAGCAGGCGATAAGTTACTAGAAGAAGTTAAAGCAAATGCGCCAATATATATGGACAATAGTATTGATAGTATAACGTTTGGTGAATTTACGGAAATGTACCTAAACAATATAAAAAGGAATATAGCCTATAATACTTTACGAAACTATCGACAAGCAATAAAAGCATTCTCTGATTTAGAAACCTTAAAATTAATCAATATCACTCATAATGATATTGTAGTTATATTTAATTCTTTAAATTATAAAGCAAGCACAGCTAACATGTATCTTGCAAAAATCAAAAACATTTTCAAAAAAGCGGTTTCTCCCTATAAATTATTAATCGAAGATCCAAGTGTTGAAATAACACCACGAAAAATTAATGGTCCACAAAAAATAAATGCTTTAACCAGGGAACGATTAAATTTTATTTTAGAAAGAGTTAAAACGCGGAATAACAATGTATATATCATCTGTTGTATCGCTGCATTTTCTGGGCTACGGCTTGGTGAAATAATGGGATTAAAATGGTCTGATATTAATTTTGTTAATGGTACGATTACTGTTGAAAGACAGTTAACGAGAGACGCAAATAACAGTATTCTAATAAAACCTTTAAAAACAAATAATTCTTATAGAACAGTACCAGCACCAATAATATTATTAGAAATACTCAAAAAATACAGACAAGCATCCGCTTTACATATAAGTGGATTAATATTTTGGAACATAAACTATTTAACACCGGTCAATATCCTAAGAGGCTTAAACGAAAATGTTAATATTCATCTATTTCGTCATACTTATGCTACAACCTTATTGGCAAATGGTGTGGATATAAAAACAGTAGCTGCCCTTATTGGTGATACAGTCGCAACTGTCAGCAAAACATACATTCATTATAATGATGACATGAGAAAAAATGCTTCACGTGCAATATCCCAAATTTTTTTGCAATAA